TTTTATCTGATCAAAATCTAAATTTGTGAAGTTTACTATTGCCATTTATCTAGTAGGCTGCAGTGCGAACGATAGTTGTTGTGGTAAAGCATCTATACCAATAATAAAATACTTAATAGTAATATTAAATTCGCTATTATCATAGTCTGGTGTAACAATAACAGTATCAAGTTCTACTCTTGGTTCATAGTTTTCAATAGAATTTGTTATTTGATCCTTGATTAGTGCTGCAGTAGCAAAATCTAGGTTATCAAATAAAAGTTCTGATACCCTAGAACCAAATCTTGGATTAAATGGTTTTTCTTCGGGGGTAGTCATTACAATATTTCGAATAGAACGGGATATTGCGGTCTCATTTTTGATTGCAATAAGGTCCCTATTCAGTGGGTTAAACTGAAAACTTGCACTAATATCCTTAAAACCCGCTGATACCCGTTCTAATGGCATTTAATAGTACTTAAACTATGTTTATTTATCACCCAAATATAGGTTCTGTTCCATGTTCCAAATCATCATCATTACCAATTCTTTCATGAACCTCTTTTTGCACCTTAAAATCATGCTTTTTAGGTGTCATATCGTCTTCTGCAATCTCACGAAGCATTTTAGGCTTTGATCGACCTGCCCAATAATCGGTGATTAAGCTCGTTGTTCCCCAAATTTCTTTCATGTAACTTACATTTCTGTCTGGTTCTGGATGGATAGCCATCTTTTTTACTCCTGTTTAGGTTAACAGAACTTTTTACGGGGTTTCTATCCCGTATCAATCTATTAAAATCCCTCTCTTAAATAATCTAGATCTTCCATATACTTATATTTACTATTTTTAGGTGTTTCATCTCTACTTATAGAGAGCTTTTCCGTGATTTTATATGTATTTTACCGAGCGAAGCGCCTCATACACATAAAATTCATACATGATCTGACAATAAAAAAGTCGGATTTGGGTACAGGGACCCAAGTTTCCGACTTAAAATAAGTTTATTATAAACTCTAAGGTCATTCTGATGAATTTGTGAGTATTCATCAGAGAAATCCATTACTTGCCCTGCCCACGGTAAGGTTTGCGAGCATTATTACGAGAAGTGGCAGCATATTTTGTATGCTTCCCTGAACCCTGACGGGTAGATTTGGGTTTTGATTCAATTTTTTGTCCGCCAGTAAAACTAGGTCGCTTCGCCATAATCAGTTAATCTCCAGTTCTATTTTGTTTGGATCGTATGCATTGTTATCATAGAACTGAGATGCCATTTCGTCAAGCATCTCAGTTGTTTCTTCATAAGTTAAATCTTTATAAAGGATCTCTCCCTCATAATAGATTGTAACTTTTGTATCAGATGACTCTTGTTTTTTTCATGTCCTACACGAATACGTGGATCGCACCAGATTTCAAATCCTGCTTCAATAGCATCGAGACAGAATGACACATCCTCTCCGCACATGTCTTGTACTGCACCAGACTCAAAGATTTGCATCTTAGGTGCAAACCATGGATACTTCATTTCAGAATGCTCAAATACACCGTTCTTAACCATAACCCATCCAAATCCTGTATAATCAACAGTGAATGGCTTACGACGCTTGCTGATACCATCAACCATTTCATGATTCATGACACCACCATTACTACGGAAGTCATCTTCCTCTAACCAGTGTGCAACTGATGTGGTTCTTCCATCTTCAGTAGAATACCAACCAGCAACAATCTCTTTTTCTTCTCCTTCTACTGGTACTGCTAGATCACATAGTTGCCAAAACTTTTGAGTATTGAAAACAATGTCACTATCAATCCATAGTTGATAATCATACTGCAGTTTTCCATCCCAGGGAATCTGATCAGGTCCACGTAGTACATTTGCACCAAGACACTTACAACGTGCAAAGTTAACCATTGATGAGTAATCTTGAGAAATCTGAATACTCATTCCATTTTGTACTAGATCAAATGCTAACTGTACAAATGATTTTAGAAATGTGAATGAACAACCCCTTCCTGGTAGACAGAATACAATACTCTTGCCTCGCATCCTCTCTTTGATTGCTTCATAATCCCAGTCTTCAACTGGTGCTGATTGACTTCCCGCTGCCGGGGTTTTTGCTTTTACTGTGAATCCTTTTGCCATGAGTGAATAATTACCTCAAATCAAATCCTAACGTTTTATTTATCTCTTGTCAATACGATGAGTTTATCGTAGAATCCTTATTACATAAACACTCTAAGTAACTTAGATCATCTGACCTATACTCTGTATTTAAATACTCTACCATGATATTCAAAGTTTTCCATACTACATCAAAATCTTTCTCGGATACATTATACATAATGCATTTGTCTTTTGCATATATGTGATAGACTTTATCCATATAAAAATTTACCGCCGATTTTTTTTCAGTCATTCTTATCATGTTACCGCTTTATATATGCAAACTATTGCAATTCCTGTCGGAACCCATAAGATACGAAGAAATACTTTCGGATACCTGATCAACCATCCCGCAAATACAACCTTCCAAAAACTCCAATACGGTCGTCTTTTTTTCATTTCTGATAAACCTCTTAGACTACTCTTATACCCCCCTGGATTTTTTTTGAGAGTCTTATATCACTCTCGCGCTTTGTCACCTCTGTAGGTTAGGGTAGTTATGCGTTTTTATACGGATAACCCATAAATCGCATTTACTGTTGTTACGAATAACGAATAAGTCGTAATCGCTGTTGTTACGAATAACGAATAAGATTTGTGAGTGTGTGTAACGAATAGGTGCGCCCTTTAAGTATAACTCAGAGGCGCACAGTTAGTTATCAGAACTCGATCACATCTGCGGTGGGTTCTACAACTGTCTCCTGATTATCGTCGCTGAGACTATCAAGGATCTGCAGAAGTTCAGTGCCATTGTTACCTTTGGAGAGCAGAGTTAGCATCAGATTGCGGGACATAATAACGAATGAAAGTGTGACGAAGTGTGGTGCTTATGTTGAACTTAGTGTGGGGTCGCTATGTATTACGAACCCCACGCGCTACGCTTAACCCCTACGGGGCAGATTACGCTCAGGCAGCGATACGCAACAGGCGATCTGCCTTGATCTCGTTGTTAACGAAACGACCAACACTTTCGCCCGCTTCGATCACCTGACCGAGAGAAGATACGAAGGAAGTAACATCGTTGAGGGTGTAATCGTAGGCACGTCCACCATTGAAAGTGACGGTGGCGGTGTTATCTTCGAGAGCGATGTTCTCGATTGCAGTGCTGTTGGAGATAGCGAAGTTCATGATCAAAATAACAAATAAGGTTTGAATGTTAGTGGGTTTTATGACATCACCAGGTCAAAGGATCAGGAGAAAGTGTAACCGTTTTCGAAAGGAATCACGCTGCCATCAACACGCAGGAACCACTGATGTGCCTTCTGAAATACACTGTCGCCATCACATCCGTTCTCTTGGAGAATAGCATTCAGGCGAGACTTGGTGGTTTTAGACTTTACACCACCGTCGAAGATTTGCACAAAGTTCTCACCGAGGCGAGCAATAAGGTTGTCGTGCAGATAAACAGAGGTGAAATTGTCATAGATAACAACCTCGGTGTTGTCGAGTTTCCAGTCCTGATAGTTAGCGATGGCGGTGTTCATCAGTCGCTCGATCTTACGCATTGTGATGATTGCGGTGTGTGTG